GGGAGAGGGGTCGCCAGATTTTTTGGTCACCCCCTGGGTCACCAGTTGATTATTTTTCCGCCGGGCCAGTCGAGCCCCTCCCCTGTTTCAGTGTCGGTGGCTTGGCCGTGTTTGGCGTACCATTCGGGCCCGTGTTTGACCCATGTGCCTTTTCCTTTGCCGTTTAGCGTGCGGTTGCATTTGCGGTGTATGAGCCGTTTGGGTGGCTGGGTTTTGTCCCTGTCTACGTGGTCCGCTTCGAGTGCGGCGTGGTCAAAGTTCTTGTCCGGGGCGCGGAACATTGGTTTGCCGCAGTATTCGCATTCGGTGCCGTCGACGAGGTTGAATAGTAGGTTTTTGCGGGTTTTTTGATGGTGTTTGTATCCGTATCCGCGTTGTGTGGTGGTTTTGGTGATAGTCACGTTCACCTCCGCTTGTTTGTGCCTTGTTCCGGTCGTGAATCGGTGGCCTGCGCCTCGGGTGTTGCTCAGAGTTCTCAATGCTTGATTGATGGCTTCATGGTGAGGTGGCTACAAGGCTTGGTGTCTTGCCCCGGTCGCGAACCGGCGGCCTGCATCTCAGGTGGTCAGTTATGCAAAAAGTGTCCGCATTAGTGGGTTAGTGAGTCAGGCGACAAGACTTGGTTAAAACGACAAAAGCCCGCTCGTGGGCGGGCTCTTTCTACAGCGCAATCATATCATTTTATTTAGCCTACTTGTCAAGTGGTGGCAAGTACTTACCAAGGAGGTGACGTTTCACTCGCGCTGATTTAAGTAGTGCTTGGCCATGTTCTGGTGGGTTGACCCAGCGGTTGATGATGCGCGCCTGGTCTGCCAGTTCTTGTTGTAGGTCTGCTGCCCAGTCCAACTCGGATAGGGCTTGTGCGTGCCATGCGATGAGGTGGCAGAGTCTGGGGGCTGCCATGTCGGTGGGTTGTATGCGGATGTTGATGCCGTCGATGCCGAAAGCATTGAGCGCTAACTCGCGCAGGTTCTGTTCCAGTTCTACATAGCGGTTTATCCATAGCCAGTTGCCGGGTGTCTTGGGGCCTAGGCCTTTGACGCTGTTGCGGGTTTTTACTTCGGGTGGGTTGGGGGTTGTGTGTTTGAGGTCGTGTAGTTGAAGGTAGTGAGCTTTGAGTTCGCGTGCTGTGTCGCGGAGTTCAAACTCGTTGGTCACGGGTGCTCCTATATAAAAAGCGAAAGACCCCTGCACGTGGTGTGCGGGGCCTGGTGGTTAGGACTGTTGTTGTGGTGGTGTGGGTGGCTGGTTTTCGTCGTCCATCGCGGCGATGGTTTGCAGTGCACGGCGAGCATGTAGTTGAGGTACGCTGCCTTTTTCCATGCCCTCTTTTAGCCAACGTCGTGCTTCTTCGGGGGTCATGCGCTTGTTCTCCGCTTGAATCCGAGTGCGTCTAGTGTTTTAGCGAGTTGATTACGCCCGATGGGTTTGCCGATGATTTCAAAGTCGGCGGTGCAGGCCATTCGGTTGGCGTAGTGCATGGCCATGTGCCATTGGGGGAAGAGTCGTCCTTGGGGTTCCTCCCACCAGTTCTCATGTGCGGGTATTGCTACCCATTGCCATGCCTTGTCCTCGTTGTCTCGGTAGACCTGCCAGCGTCTCATGCTTCCTCCCATTCCCCTTTCCAGCGGCGGCGCGTGGGATTCTCCTTGCCGCATAGGTAGACGGTTGTTACTCCCTTGCTTAGATGTTCGGCGTACGCCCATTCCCCTGCTGGCGGCTGTCCGTCTGCTTGCCATGCGCGGGGCAGGTCATAGCGTGGGGTGAGTTCGTCGAAGAAGCTGCTCATAGTGCATCTGGATGCGGGGTAGGCTCCTACGCCGAAACCTCTGGCGTCGCCCATGTAAATGCACAGGGCTCCGGATGTGTCTTCGCACCACATGCCTACGCATTCGGCGCGTTCTTCTTCGGTCATGTCTGCGAGGGTTCTCATGCTTCCTCCGGGCGGTACGCTTCCGTGAGCAGGAAGCGTGCTAGTGGTTTCCATTCGTGTCGGGCGAGGGTGAATCTGTCTCCGCCCGATTTGAGGCCTATGAGGTCTCGGTCGTTGACCATGGCAGTGAGGTCACAGAATGCGCCGGTGGGGTCCTCAATGATGATGGTGTTCGGGGATTTTTGGGCTTCACGGGCGGCGTATGCCATAGCCTTAGCCCAGGTGGGGAAGTAATTATAGATATCCCGTCCGTATTCGTGCGCGTGCCATACGCCATACGCTTTGATGACTTTCCAGCGGCTCATTCTTCCTCCGCGTGGTTGGCTGCTGCGATTATGGCTGCTGCGAGTTGTTTGGCTTCGGCGGGGCTGGTGATGAACCCGTGGCCGTGACCGTGGCCAGGCCGTTCGATATACACGTCTCCGCCTAGGGTGCGGACTGTGGCTACGCCGCCGCCCTGGTCGTTGATGGGTATCTCCCAGTTGGGGCCGTGTCTGTGCTCAAAGAATGGTTGAGGTGTGTCTGGTGCAATGAGGTTGGCGTCGTGTAGGTCGATTGCGAGGTTTTGCGCGGCCCAGTCTGGGTTGGTATCCATCTGGTTTTTATGGCGTTGCTGCCATACGCGGATTACTTCTGATGCTTGGTCTTGGTTACTCATCGTGTTTTCCTAGGACTTTTATGATGGTGGTCTCTATGGCGTTGACTACCCGCTTTTGGACTACTACATCTTCGCTATTTTCGGCGGCGAGTCGTGTTTCTTCCATGAGGTATCCGAGTGCGTCGCGTAGGTGGATTACTTCTTCCGCTAGTTGTGGGGCGTGGGCGGCGAGGTTTACGTCGTGGTCGTTCCTGTTCCAGTCGACAGCCTGGTCTGCATTCCATAGCACTTCTCCGTGCTCGCTGGTAATACAATCGGAGTCTCTTGCTTCCCACGGCCCTGGTGTGGCCTGGTCGAGTAGACGCTGGAGGTGGGTGGTGGTGAGGTCAGTCATTCTTGAATCTCCGTGAGTGTGTAGCGCTTGCCGGTCGGGGCGAGGCGTTCGAGGGAGGATAATCCTTCCCCGTTTGGCTTTCCATCGCAGATGTACAGGATTCTTTCAAGGCCTGGGTCGTAATTAATCATGACTACCTTTCCCAAGAAAGAGTGCTCTGCTTCTGCGAGGTAGTGCAGCTCATCGTCCCATTCGACTTCGGCCATAGTGGGTTGTGGCTTGGGTGGGAGGGCTTTGAGGATGGATTCTTTGGCTGCGCGGGTGGCGGGCAAGCGCTCACACAGTTTCTCTAGTTCTTCGTGTGCGCGGATGATTTCTTGGCGGGTTGGGTTAGGCATGGTGTGTGTCCTTTGCTTGGTCTGCTAGGTGGCGGGTTTCTGTCTCAACTTCTTCCCACGTCCAGATGTGAATTCCCTCCCCGTGAGTGATTCCAGGCAATCCCAAGGAGTGCTCAGCCTCAGGGTGTTGGCCGTCGCGGAAATGGTTGGTGTCGAAGCCGATTACGCGGCCCTCGTGGTAGGTGATTCCGCCGTGCACTTCGATGTCGGGGTGCACCTCGATCATGTCGGGGAAATTAAGCCATGGGTGGTTTTCTGGCAGTTCGATGTAGCCGTTGATGGTGAACGGCCCCAGCTGAGTCATGCAGTTGATGCCCTCGTGGGTGAAGTAACGGGCGGTGTTGTTGGCGATGCGGTCGAAAGGGTTGGTCATTGGTGGTCTCCTTGTTGGTGTTTATTTGTCTGCCCAGAGGTCGTAGGCGCGGTCTTGCCAGGAGTCGTCTTCGAGTTCTTCAAGTTCGTCTGGGTTGGGTTCGTTCGAATCGTCAAAGGGCCAGGGGTAAATCATTGGGTGTCTCCTTGGGGTGGAGTGAGGAGTTTTACGAGGTCTTCTAGGGTGCAGCTAACCCACTGGTCTGCGGGGTTGGCGTTCCCGTGGCGCTTATGAACCACTACCCCGATGTGGGCGTTGTCGTTGTGTGCTTCTTGGTGGGCTTCTTTCATCCAGCCTGCGAGGTTTGGGCGGGTTGTGTTTTTTGCTTCGATGACGATTCGGCGGTTGTGTGAGTCGCGGACGTTGGCCACGTCCCCGCAATCTTTCGCCCCGGTTTTGACGCGGCGGTCTATGCGGTCGTCGAGGTTGTCGCGCAGGAAATCTGCGATTTGGCGTTCGAAGCGTGCGCCTGCTTGTTTGGCGCTGTTTCTGTTTCTGCTCAAAATGGTGGCTCCTTTGGCTTCTGGCGGGTTGGTTTGTCGTTTTGGGGTGATTGCCCACGGGAGTCGTGTTGGTCGCTCTGTGGGGCCACTGGGCCATGATTTGGGCCTGTTTCTGGTTTGTGGTCGCAGCGCCATGCTTGGCCGTCCTCGTAGCGCATTCCGTTGGGGTCGCACAGGTCGCATTCTTGGCGGGCTTTGAGGACGGCTTCTCGTTCCGCTTCCGCTTCGGCTTCAGCACCCTGGCGGAGTTTCTGGCATTCGCGGCAATCCTCTTCCACCCACTCGCCGGCCGGGATGTGTTGGTGCTTTGGGCATCGAGTGCGTGCGGCGTGAGCCGCCGCTAACTCGTCTAGGTTTTTGGGTTGGGGGTTTTCGGTGTTGGGGTCGTGTCCACCAGTAGGGTTACTGGTTTCCTTAACCCCCTCCCCTGTTCCCCTGTTCCCCTGTTCCCCTGTTCCTAGGTTCTTTTTTCGGGCGCTTGTGCCCGAGTTTCGGCTACTTGTCGCCGAATTTCGGCGGATTTCGGCTACTTCCCCTATGACCTGCATGTTTACCGGGTCAATGTAGTGGCCCTCGTCCGGGTCGGGGTATTTTGAGGAGTCAAACTTAGCGTGCTTCGATTGGTGCTTTTTCCACGAAGAAATCTCGAAATAATGACGCCCGGCGACTTCGAAAAAATCTACGGCGACATGTGCCCGAATTTCGGCGCATAGTGCCCGAAACTCGGCGACTGTCATTTCTTCGTCATGCGGGAAGATAAAACCCATCAACTCACGCGGGTTATAAGTACCCCTCCCGGCATCGTCCGCCCAATTCCACATGCCAATAAAAGTGAGCCGTGCAAGTGGTGTCATACGGGCCACGCCAGGGCTAGACCAGAACTCGGGTTTAATCGTCCTGATTCGGGGCATCGTTTTCTCCTCCTTTCTCTATGGATTGGAATAGGTGTATGAGTGCGTCGAGGAAGTCTGGCCGGGCGCAGTAGATGTCCTGCGATTCCAACCACGCCCGCATATCCTCACGCTGCCGATGGGTGGTCATTAGAAGATTCCTAGTGTTTCTTGGGCTAGGCGTTGCGCGGTGATTTCGCAGTACTTTTCCTCAATCTCAAACCCAATCGCCTTACGCCCCAGGTTCTTAGCGGCGCGCAACGTGGAGCCACTGCCTGCGAATGGGTCGAGGATCGAGCCACCTGCGCGGGTACTTGTTTTTACAATGTGCTCCATCATCGCGATAGGCTTCTCACACGGGTGTTTGCCGGGGTATCCGGGTACGGGATTGAAGTTCCAGATGTCACTGCGGTAGGCGGTGTCGGTGAGGCTGAATGGTCGCCGGAGGTCTTCGTACTCGCGCCGGAGGTATTCGTACTCGGTTTTACCGTTGTTGAGTAGTTCACGGACTTTCTGGTAGTCGTCCGGGTTGGGTAGGCTTGATCCTTCTGCCCATCTGGTCGGCAGTGCGGAGTCGCGCCCGATTGCTTTGCCTAGCGCCCCCGACTTCCATCCTGCGCGCTCCCATTCGCTTTGCAGGTATCGACCTATAGGGGAGAATACTTCTTTGTGAAGAGCCTTAGCGGCGTCTTCGTACTGGTCAGCATGTTGCTCGGCGAAGATCAGACCCTCCCACGGGGTTGTGAATCTGCGCTGTGCTGCGAGTTCCGCTTTCTGGTGCCAGCCTGCTTCTTTGACCCAACGGATACTGTTAAGCACCTTAAAACGCTGCCCTACTAGGCGTTCGATGCTCGATGTTAGGGCGGGGGATGCGAATATCCAGATTGACGCGCTTGCCGTTAGTTTCGGCTTGGTCAGGTCAAGCCATTCGCCAGTCCAATTGAGGAAGTCATCGGCCTTTTCCCACTGGTTGTCCCATTCTTCATCTTTGACTTTAAAGTACGGCGGGTCGGTCACAAGCGCGTCCACTTCGTCCACTACGTGGTGATTCTGCGTGTAGTCTGCGTGGTAGAGGGTGACAAAGTCGTCTTGGTAGTAGGGGTTCATTTGCTGCTTCCGATGCCTTTTTCTCCGCGTTGGGTGTTGTCGAGTTCGCGTACTTCGGCGATTTCGTTGGGGGTGATGGGGATGATGACTAGTTGGGCGATGTAGTCGCCGGCCTCAATGTGCTGCGTTTTGTCGCCGGTGTTGTGCAAGCTGATTTTCACCTGGCCCCGATATCCGCTATCCACGATGCCCGTGCCGTTACTCAACACAAGGTGCTTCTTAATACCCGTTGAGCTGCGCACAAACAGCATTCCCACATGCCCACGGGGCACGGCAACGCGAACACCGGTGTCCCCTACCCTGTGGGCGCCAACCGGCACTGTGAGGTCGTGTTTCAGGGCGAGGTCAATGCCGGCGTCGTACTTGTAGGCCTGCCTAGGGTGAGCAGCACCATCATCAAGGGAGTAATAAAGCATTCGGGGTTCCTTACATAAAAGAAAAGACCCCGCCCGTGGACTGTGGAGGTCCTGAGCATGGCGGGGTTATGCGGTGGGGTCGACGAGGACGGTGGAGGTTGCTTTGAGGGCGAAGCGTCCGTCTCTGGTGGCCCCGTGGACTGTGCCGTCGTATTCGGCGGCGTAGGTGATGCGGTCGGGTATTGAGTCCGGGTCGAAGGAGGCGGGGAATAAGGCCACACGCTTGCCTTTGTAGTTGGGGAGCTCTGCGGCCTTAATCTCGATGTAGCCCATCAGAATGGCGGTGTCTGGTCTTGGCCTGCCTGTGCTGGTGGCTGGGACCATGCGCCGCTGGTTGCTGTCTGGCCGTTCTGTGAGGCGTTGTTCCACTGCTGCTGGGCCTGGCTGGGCTGCTGCCCGCCACTGCTTTGACCGCGTGGGATGAAGGTGACTTCGTCGGCGTTAATCTTGTGCTTGCTGCGCTTGTCGCCGGTGTTTTTGTCTTCCCACTTGTCCTGCTTCAGGGAGCCGAGGACAACCACGGGGCGCTTGCCATTCTGGGTGTAGTCCTGGAGGAAGTTCTCGCCCTTGCGGCCCCAGAAAGTCACGTCGATGAATGTGGGGTCGCCGTCTTCCCACTGCTGTGTTTGCTGATTGTATTGGCGGGTGTTGTGGGCGAGGGTGAACTCCACAACGCTCTTACCGTTAGGGATGAAGCGTTGCTCCGGCTCCCGGGTGAGGTTGCCGCTAATCGTGATGTCGTTGGTCATGGTTCTCCTTAGGGGAAGATGATGGGTGAGACGGTGTGTAGTTGCTTGTCTGCTAGTCGCATGACTTCCTGCATTTCAGCGTCCGCGTCTGGTTGTGTGCGGCGATGAATTACCTCGTGCCAGGCGCGGAGGTTGCCGGTGACTACCATGCGGGTTTCTACAGCGTTTGGCAGTAGTGCGCGTGCTGCTTCATTGCGTTGCTTCTTGGGCAAATGGTCGAGCCGGGCTTGTGTAACTCGGTAGTCTGCGAGGCATTCTTCTGCTCGCCCGATGAAGTCCCTTTGTGCTGCCATGTCGTGTTCACGTATTGCGGGCGGCATGACGATGTTCGCGTTGTTGGCGTTGATGAAGCGCTGCGATTCCACACTGAAACTTAGGTGTCGGTGGCGGGTGAGTTCCGCGAGGAATGCGCGACTCACGCCTGTGAAGTACAGGGTGGCGGTGGCGTGCTCGGCAATTGACCAGTGAGCTTGTTGGCCTAGTGTGCGGCGGAGGTAGTCCGCGTCGTTATACGTCTTACTGTTCGGCCGGTGAAAGCTGCGGTAGCAATTACGCCCGGCCATTGTGAGTAGCGTTTCCGCATCCGTAGACGCGTCCTGAATACCCATGTATTCGCTGATTGCTTTCTCATCAATCTTAGTGTGGGCAAGCAGGCGGACTTCTGGGGTGACAATGTTGACCATTAATTCTCCTGTAGTTCGTTCCAACGTTGGCGTCCGAGGTCGAGGATGGCTTGGGGAACGTCGCCGTCTTCGCGGATTTCGTTCATGAAGTTGGTTACTTCTTCTGGGCTGGTGAGTTCAGCGAGGGCGGCTTTTACGTCCTCAACGAACTGGTCATCCTCCCCCGCCGACTCCGGTTCTTCCTGCTTCTTCTTCGGAGCCGGGGCCGACAGGGCCTGCTGCGCCACATCCTGACGAGTGGCGCTCATCTTCACAGGTTCCAGTTCTAGGTCTTCGGCGGCGTACTTGATGCCAAGCAGCACGTCTGGTGCGAGACGGCGGGATACCTCCGATGCGGCCTTGGCGTAGAGCATGGCCTGCGGGTCGGTCTGATACTTCTTATTAGAGGTATAGCCCGCCTTCTTAGCGCGGTCTAGCGTCCAGGTGGAGGTTTCCTGCTCTCCGCTGGGCGCTACTCCCCTTACCGTGACGGACTCGTCGGTGGATTCGACGGTCTCGAACTTATACCCCTTGCCTTTAAGTAGGGCGACCATTGTGCGGGCGTAGATGGCGGGCTGGCCGTGAACTACGAATACTTGTTGCAGTGCCTGTTGTGGTTTCAGGCCGAGTTCTGCTCCGTAGAGGATTGCGGCGGCTCCATCATCGGGCTTACCACGGAAGGTTTGGGGCACCATTTGGGTATTGCAGAGGACGGTGGCGAGTTTGTGGGCGGCGCTCATGGCTTCGGCTTGGCGCATGAGGTCGTTAATGCCGGTGTCGGATAGTTCTGGGGTGGTGTTGTCGGTGGTTTCGAGGGTGTATGGGTTGGTCATTTAGATGTTCCTTTCATCGTCGAATCGGTCGAGGGTGATTTCTGTGAGGGCGACGGCTGTTTCTAGGTCGTGGCCGTGCTCGGTGAAATGCTGGATGAGGTAGATGGCTTGGTCTGCGAACGCGGTCAACGCGTTGTAGTTCGCTGCGGTGGCAGTGCGGGCCACCTCCAAACGCCGGTAGGGCATGTCGCTGGGCTTGCTCATAGTTGTTGTCGTTCCTGGTCTACTTGGTCGTGGATTTGCTGGTAGAGGTCACGCAGTTTGGGGAACGTGTCTCCGTGGTCGACCATCCAGTCGAAGGCTTCGCTTTGTGCACGGTTGAGGGCACGTTGCTTTTGCTCTTTGGTGGGGTATGTGGACTCTGGTGCGAATAGGGGCATTAGTTCACGACCTTTGTGAGTCGGAGGCGGGTGGAGCCTCGGCGGGTTTTGGTGTTGAACTCGCGGTACATGTCCGGGTGGGCGGTCTTAAACGCCTTCGAGTCGAACGTCTTAGAATCCTTGGTGGTAGACACGCTCACCTTGTATCCGGCGTGCGTACCCGCGTAGGAATCACCTAGCAGTTTCAACAAGTCTTTCTTGTAGGCCTTTGCTAGGTCAGACCAGCTGGCGGCTTTTTCTTCCGCATCCGCTAGTTGCGCTACGAGGTCTTCTACTTCGTCGGCGTCTTCTAGGCTGGTGACCTCACCCATCCAATCCGGGGCGGTTCCATCCAGCCACGCGAACCACTCATTGGCGGTTGCCTGCATGTCCTCCACCACCTTGGGGTCATAGTGGATTACCTGATACTCGTAGCCGTCCGGGGTGAACTTCCCGTCCTGCTCCTTGTAGTACTCCACCAGCAGCACGCACGCTTCAGCACCCGCATGCCACATGTTTGCCTGGACTTGCAGGTAGTACCCGTCGGGGCACCAGTCATGCCAATACCCACCAGTGAACGGGTTCTTCGAGGTTTTAATCTCACCAATTACTCCCCCGTCCTCACTGAATAGGTCCGGAGTTCCGCATAGGCGCCCATCGGCCTCGTTGATGATGATGGTCTGCGGGTCCGGGTTATACCGCAAACGTGAATCAACGCCGAGGAACTCATAATCATCATCAGTGCGAGAAAGCGTAGGGTCTAGGGCAATTGCTATTTTCGGTTCGCGGCCAGTGCCCCAAACCGTGTAATCATTACCTCCCCACCGTTTCCCTTTTTCTTTCTGCTCGCGTAGCTCCTGCCACTGTCTAGCGGTCCTGCTTAAATGCAGGTCTCTTAGTTCTGTGGAGGTGAGGTGCTGGCGGCGGAACTCGTGCCACGCTTCCTCATTTGCCGGCTTAAATGTTTTCAAAACTTGCTCCCCTAAAAATCGTGTTCCCCCGGTTTGTCTTGTCCAAAATCTTTTTCGCCCTCCGCGCATGGCGCTCACAGAATCGGAAACCAAACCCCAACCCGATATCGTCGGTTCCTAGCTCGTCACAGGCTAGGTGCAGGCACCCGAAGTCTTCCTTGAATTGGTTTAGGGCCTCATTCGCGGCTTTGCGTGACGTGAATGAGGTGGGTTTGGGTAGGTTCACCCACCACAACCCCTCCCGTTTCCTAGCTGGATGCAGCAGCATTTCGCCCCTTCCTGACGTAATCCTCAATCGTCTTGCATTTCACGCCGTACACCGTGGCTAGTCGCTGCTTAGCAAGCGCAGGGCCAAGGATGCGGGCAAAATGTGGGTATTCTTCCGCAACGAGCTGCTGCCTAGTCAAAGGCTGCTCATGGGTACGATGCCGGCGCAGGTCGTGCACGAAATGCATCGCCTCACCCCAGCTTGTGGCGGGGAATGTGGTGTCCTGGTCGTGAATATTCCACAGGCCTGCTTTTCGGTCTTTCCTAATGCGGGTCTTTACATCCATACCGGCGGCACCGAAATCACGACGTGGAGGAGGAAACCAATCATCACGCCAAACGCGCCGGTAGCCCAGCACAGGCGGAGTCGTTTTACGGCAACGTCCTGCCAATAAGCCAACTCCTTATGAGTAGGCTCGCGGCGCTCCGGTCGTTTATTTGTGGGTTGCATTGCGGATTTTCCTTTCATGGGCAGCAATCTGCCCGGCGATGTTGTTCGCCCCACCGGCAAGGGTGAGAATCTGGCGGCGCGTTTTCTCAGGTAGGTGCGCCAGTTGGTAGATGGTTTTCAGGCGGGTTTCAATATCAGTCATGTGGGCTTTCGCCTCATCGTGCGTAATCTGACGCATCGTTTACCTCCATTGCATGGTGAATTTCAGGGTTCGGGGCTTACGATGACGACCCCGGCGGAATAGTCTTTTTAGCCAGCTCATACGGTCTTCCCCATCAAAAAGGCGTCGCACCAATCCCGGCGCACACGCCACCTGCGGCCAACTTTCACGCCACGCAACTCGCCGCGCTGCAAAAGCGTGTACACAGAGTCGCGGTCCATCCGCATGTATTCGGCTGCTTCATCAGCCAGCAGCCATGTGGTAGTCTCCATTACAGACCTCCCTTTTTGAGTGTCGTACTAAAAAAGGCCCACCTTCCTGGGCCTTAACGATCGGCCCCCACACTCGCAATTCGTAGGGGGCCGCACTTATGTCTTATTAAGGGGTGGGTGCAGGCGCGGGCTAGTGGCGGGGCCACCCGACACCTTCACTTACGACGGCAGTTACACGTCACACCCAACCCCAGCGGGCTGCCGGGGACTCGAACCCCGGAGTCTTTTGTAAACACATTCCT